AGCACGGAGTTATGTTTACAGATTATTTTCACGGTACGCCGGGAGTTATGTTAACTGTACCGGTTGACAAGAACACCACTTTATCAGAGTTATTGCAGGGATTGAAAGATGAAATAACTTTAGTGTACGATCATATCGAATCCACAGCAGAGTATCATAAAACCAAACCTGAATTGGTATTTAGCTTTTTAGTAGAAGAGCTTGACAGGATGGAGTTATTCATATCTCAGAAACCGGATGAACTGTGCAACCCTGATTTAGATTACACTTTTGATACAGCAGATGAAAACGAAGAGTTACCAATGGCCATATTTAGTCTTGAATTTGATTAAATCTTTTGTCCTGGGTATGACTATAAACTGCCTGAAAGGAGTATCATGGAACCAATAAAAACCTTAAACGATTATATAGAAGCATACAACGACAGCATTTATCACACAATTAGAAGTCATGGCGTACCCGCTCATTTTATTGACCATGAAGAAATGGAAAACTGGGTGCTAAACAATGAAGGACTGTATAACCATGCTATCGAGTGTGGTGTAACTGACATATAACAAACCAAACCGACCTCGGCAAGTCAGAAAACTGCCGGAAAGGGAAAATTATGGAATACACTATTAACAGCCGAAAATATAAGAGTGAGATAACATTTAGCCGACCCGGATCATCCTATGTTTTTGTAGACCTGGGCGGCAGAGAGGGTTCTCTCGGTCACCAGATATGTGAGGGGGGTTTGCTGATGGGGGAAACCATCACAGCCGAAAACGTCAACCAAGAAGAGTTTGAAACCATCTGTAAAAGGTGGTGGGCAGCATTTCTCAGGAATGAACGATAATCTGCAATAAAATAATATAACCGAGCCCGGTTCGCCGGGCTTCCAAAAAAAGGAGAGAAGAATAAATATGCAAAAAACATTTATATTTTATACAGATCCGGGACATGGCTGGGGGAAGGTACCAATAAAACTCTTAATAAATCTGGGGATTGCAGACAAGATCTCTACATTCAGTTATACAAGAAATGGGTTTGCTTTTCTTGAAGAGGACTGTGATTTACCCCTTTTCATTAAAAAATTAAACACAATAGGAGTAACCCCAAAATTCAAACCGCAACATACAGATAGAAATAGTAGAATCAGAAATTACCCATATTATAGAAAGGAGTTATATGCCAATGAAACATGATAAAGAATGGGACTTTTATGAAGAGCCACCTTTAATAGAAAAGATTTTAATCAAAACAATACAGGTAATCTCATGTGGAGCTGCTATGGTTATCCTTTATACTTTAACAGTAATTATACTTAGCTTATAAGGAGGGTCTATGGTTTTTGATAGGATTGAGTTTACTTCGGTAAACTGGACAGATTTACAGTTTGCAGAATGGTTGGCTAAACAGGATATGAAGTGGACAACAAAACATATCCACTCAACTATTCAATACATTGCAAATAAAGAAATTGTAGCTACAGTAAGATTTAAAAGGTTGAATAAAGAACCATTTATGGTTAAAACTCTAAATATAAGAAAGGATCTTTTATGAAAACAGGAGTCCCTTTTGAAAAGGATTTAGTTCATTTTTTAATAGAAAACAATGTAGCAATCCGGTTTACCCGAAATTTAAAAGAGTCAAGGTTTGGGATTGTCAGAAAAGGGGTTAAATTAAAAACATCCAGACTTCTGAGACCTCTTCCCCCTGAAAAATATATCCAGAGTTTTTCATGGGATCATACAAAACAAGGAAAACCTTTCTGGCTGGATATCCACAAGAAATGGATTGAGAGGTTACAAAGGATTAAAAAGGAGAGTTTATGATAAAATCAAAAACACAAACAATTATCTTGTCAAACAAGATACTCTTAAAAAGCCCTGTATTATATGAGAAAGATATATGCAGTGCTTTCTCCATAACAAACCCGGCATATATAAACTCCTGCAAATATGGAAAAAGTAGATTTAAACCAAAAAAGAAACTCCTTTTCTGGGAAAAGAAGAAAGAAGGAATCTATCTTCCAAGAGGAGCTTTTGAAAAAATCAAAGCTTTTTATAGAAACAGACAGGTAAAGATTGAAAAGATTGAAAGATATACCTCAATCAAGCCGGAAAATTGGACGTTTAAAGGCCAATTGATAAAAGAAAAGGGGCAGCTTGCCATTAAGAAGTTTACTGGGAATTGTGGTATAATTAAAGCCCCTACAGGCACAGGTAAAACAGTGATGGGATTATGGCTGATGGCAAAACTCGGAGTTCCTACAATAGTTGTTGTGCATACTGGCTCTTTGGCAGCACAGTGGCCTAATCGAATCGAAACCTTTTTAGGGATTCCAAAAAGTCAGATAGGGGCTATTGGCGGAGGTAAATTAAAAGTAAAAGGAATTACAGTGGCTCTGATGCAGACATTACACAAACACCCAAAGATACTCGAGCAGTTTGGATGCATGATCGTAGATGAAACTCACAGAGCTCCTTGCAATACCTATGTTAAAATCATTAATAATTATTCTGGCAAATACCTGATAGGATTGAGTGCAACCCCAAAAAGAAGGGATGGGCTTACCAGTGTAATGAAATGGCATGTTGGGGGAGTTAATGTTTCAATTTCCTTGGATAAAGCCAAACTCTGCAAATGTAAATATAAAATAATCCCCACAGACTTCAAGGCGGAGGAATGTTTTCAAAGGAATTATTCAAAAGCATTGGTAGAAATGGCAAGAAATCAAGGCCGGAACAAATTGATTGTCGAAAATGTTTTAAAACAGATTGATTTTTTCGGAATTCATCTTATTATAAGTCAGAATAGATCCCAGTGTTTAAAACTTTTTAAAATGATGCCAAGCCATATCCGACTAATCTCAAGGGTATTAACTGGAAAAGTTAAAGAAAAAGAAAGGAGAGAAATCATTCAAGAAGCAGAAAAAGGCAAATTGAAAATATTAATTGCTACAGATAAGCTGATCGGTGAAGGGTTTGATGAGCCTTTATTAAGTGTTCTGCACTTAACCAGCCCCATAGCAGATAAGAACAGATTGATTCAATATGTTGGGAGGGTCAGAAGGACGGTAAAAGGTAAAAAGGAAGCTTTAGTTTATGATTACTTTGATCCACATGAACCCATATTGAGAAATGGTGCAAAGAAAAGGGTGCAAACATACCGGGATAACAATATTACAAAAATGTAACTTTTAAGGAAAAGATCAATGAGTCTAGCCCAGTTATTCAAAAACATAGATACAGCTCCTTCAAGTTCTAAACACAGAAGATATGGTTGGTTAAATATAAAATGCCCGTACTGCAACAAAGGAGGAGATCATTACCATTTAGGATTCCATATTAAAAGGCAATATTTTAATTGCTGGTCTTGTGGCAAAAAACCCCTGTTTAAGACTTTAAAAGTTTTAACGGGGCTTCCCTATTCAGAAATGAAGGAAATGCTTAAAACAGCCAATAAAGGTAATTTAAATGGCATATCCAAGCAACAATACAAAGATCCAAAGGTACCTTTTAAATTCCCACCTAAAACAAAACAAATCACAAAACTAAAACACCACAAAGAGTATCTCAAAAAAAGGGGATTCAAACCTGAATACCTGATGAAAAAATACAAAATCAAAGGAACTTCCATCATAAGTAAATTAGATAATCTTGATTTGAGTTGGAGGATTGTTATTCCTATCTATCAAAACGGAGAAGCTGTAACATGGCAAACCCGGGCAATTGGTAAAAAAGGACTTCCATATATTGCTTGTCCGAAAGAAAGAGAAAGGATTAACATTAAAAACTTAATTTACCCAGAAGAAACAAGTCATACTCTTTTTCTGGTAGAAGGATTGTTTGATTGTTGGAAGGTTAGATTGGCTGGGTTTCCGGCTATTTGTGGTTTTGGGGTAGGATTGAACTCGCAACAAATAAGAATCTTAAGCAAAAGAAGATTGATTATCTTTTATGATGGGGATAATGCTGGAAGAATAGAAGCACAAAAGATTAAAGAAAGGATTGAATTTATAAAGGGAAAAGAAGTTCAAATTGCAAAATGCCCAGAGGGAAAAGACCCCGGGGATTTAACAGTTAAACAAATTAATCAAATTTTAAAGGAGTATTAAATGGAAAATATGGAAATCGGAATACTGTTTATCTTTGTAGTTTTTATTGTTTTTCTTTTGGGAAGGATTGCATACCACCTATCCGGGATTGATAATACCCTGAAAATACAGCTACTTATAGAAATGGATGAAATGCGATTAGAAGAAAATAAAAAATCAGTTGACAAGATTAAAAATACCATTTAAGGTGAAGTCTGATATTAGTTATCGGTTTAGCGGCTGATGATACGGGGTAGGATTAACTCAAAAAGTTAATAGCCCTACACTACCCCAAATATCATAAACCTTTGTAGGAAGGTAGTCGAATATAAATCAGCCTACAAAGAAAAGCAGTTAAATTAATAATTTAAGGAGGGTTTAGTTTGATAAAAAGAAAAAAAGAAGAAATCGCAATTCCAAAAATCAAAGGCCAAACTACACAAACTATCCATGTTTTTGAGGATTGGTATCTAACAGCAGATAAATTTCAATTCATTCTATTCAGGTTAACCAAAACCAAAACCGGAAAAAACATTGGCAAATACTACGCTACAGATTTTAGATTTTACCCCACCTTGGAAGACATCTTACTCTACCTTCAAAGAAGAAATCTCTGGGACAAACTGGAAAAAGGGGATGCAAAAACCCTTATTGAAATGCGAAATATTCTTGTAGAAACAAAAGAATTGTTTTCCAAAATCTTAAAAGAAAAACTCTACAAAATTAAGAAAGGATGAACAATGATTACCAAAAAGAAAGAAAAAATGACCTATGATCGGATGGAAGAACCAATAGTTTTGTCAAAAGGAGTCCTCGATCTTCTTCTTCAATCCAAAAAACCAAGTGACTGTATCGCTCTCTACACTTTTCTATATTATACGGCAAAATGGCAGAAAACCAATCATCCCAGAGCAACGGTAGCATACATTGGAAAGGCTTTAAATTGGGGAAAGACAAAAACAAGGGAAGTCAAGAAGGAGCTGAATTTATTAGGTTTAATTGAAAATATTCGGTATGTTGATGATCAAAATAAAACTATGGGATGGTATGTGAAAGTTAATTTCATCTGGGGGAGAGAGACCCACCCATCGGAAATTGAAGGGGTGGAAAAAGCCACCCACCGTTTTTCCCAGGGGGTGGCTTTTCCGAACCCAAATGCTTTAAGTACTAATAGAGTAAATGCTTCAAGTACTGATAACTCTCCCCAAGATGGGATTCAGGGGTCTTTTTCAAATGGAAATATTTCTAATTCCAATCAATCAACCCAAATTAATAAATCAAATCAACCCAAACAAAAGAAATCAGATAAACCCATTAAGATTATTAAAGTCAAAAAAACCAAACAACAAAAACAATATACATCCATTTCAAAGAAATTAGCTCAAATCATTTCATCCCATAAAAGAATAAATAAAACTTCATCCATCCATAAATGGAATAAAGATATTGAATTACTCTTTACCAAAGATTTGAAAATTAACGGAGATACCCATGAAGATATAAAGAAAAGAATTGATTCCGCTTTACAGTTTTACGCCAAAAACATAGGAGGTACTTATATTCCAGACATCCAAAGTGGTTCATCTTTTCGCAGAAAGTTTATAAGTCTTGAGAATGCCATGCAGAACAGGGGGTATATTTCCGCAGATCTTGTAAAGAAGAGTGCCCCGAATATGATCCTTCCCAGTAAAGAAACCCTCGATAGATATACCATTGATGATATGAATGCAACCGTAGTCGATCCGACAATTTAAGGAGCAAAATGAAAAGACCCAGAAAAGATGATGTTGTATTTAGATTATTGGAAACAAGATATAAAATACCAGTAGGATTGTTAGAAACCATGAAGGAGATACTCCCAAACAAGACTGCCAAAGATTATTTAAATAAAAGCCTTTTCATTTTCGGAGCTCCGGGAACCGGGAAAACAATCTTCAGCTTGTGCCTTTTATATTACTATTTGAAATCCAAAGCTCCTACAACAGCAAATTCAATTTCTTTTATATCTATTCCTGATTTATTAATCTCCTTAAAGAATTATTATAAGTTACTTTCTGCCAAACCTGATTTTGGCATTGAAATTGATCCAATAACAAACCAGTTAAATACCCCAGAAGGGATTTTAACTAATCAATGCAAGTATACCCGTTATCTAATTTTGGATGATCTTGGGGTTGGAAGAAGTACAGATTGGACAAATGAAATACTCTATTCCATAATAAATCACCGGTATGTTCACCGGACAAAAGGACATTATACTATAATCAACACAAACTTCTCCAAAAAGGAACTTTCTGAAAAGGTAGATGAGAGGATTGTTTCCAGAATATTTGAAATGGCAGAAGTCCTTAATTTTAAAAAACAACTAAGGGGTAATATTTAATCGTCAGATTGTCTGTAGGACGTTTTAAGGGGTTAGGGACATGCTTGGGTATGCAGATACCCCTTAATTTGTCTTAAACAGCACGTAAAGGGCGTTATTTTTAAAATAATTTAAACATGAAAGGGGTCAAATGGACAAAACTGAACAACATATGAAAAAAGCAGCCGGAATACTTCAATCTCTTTTCCCGGAATATGGATTTGCTTTTGTTGTTTTTCCTTTTAATGCAGTGGGAACTTTAAACTTTATCTCCAATGCAAGCAGGGAAGATATGATTAAAATTTTAAAAGAGGCTGTAGATCGGTTGGAAAAAAACCAATACATACCACCAACGGAGGGAAATGCATAATGATCAGACGTAAAAAAAGAAAACCAAAAATGATAAAGTATTTGGTTCTTTTTTATTTTGGAGGCTGTATTAAAGAAGTTGAAATTGAAAAAGAAGGTAAAACAGAGGTAATCCTGTCTAAAGTCAGTGATTTTCACAAGGGAACCAGAATCTCTAAAGTTATGAAAAAACAAACTGAGGATCACATGATTTGCAATACCTTCCAAGCAGCTAAACAGAACCTGATAGATCACCACTATAAAGAAATAAAGCTCTACAAAGAAGAACTCAGTAACTTAACAAAGAAAATTAAAAACTTAAAAAGAACTAAGTCTTTTACAGAATTATAGGATTGATTATATAAAATGGCTGAAGATCTGAGTTACCACATTGAAAGAAGAATTGTTACCGGTCTTATTTTAAGTACAGAATATCTTGAAAAGATTGAGCCTTTAATCAAGATTAAGTTCTTCAAAACAGAAGAATCCAAGAGAGTTTCCAATTGGTGCTTAAAGTATTTCAGGAAATATAAGATAGCCCCAAATAAAGAAATCAAAGAAATCTATTTCTCCAAAATAGAAAAACTGGATAATGAAGTTGCTGGACTTATTGAAGATACCCTTTTCAGTCTGGATCAGGAATACAAAAGATTCCTTAATAATAAAAATCAATTAAATGTAGAACTCCTTCTGGATGATACAGAACGGTACTTTAAGAAAAGACAACTCCAGATATTGATTCAAGAAGCTCAGGAAGAATTGGACAATGACAATTTACAGGAAGCCACAAGGATTGCCAATGAATTTGAGCCTGTACAAAGAATAAAAACTAAAAGCATAATTCCTTTAAGTTCTCCGGAAATGATCAGGACTACATTTGAAGATCAATTTAATCCTTTGTTTAGTTATGGTGATACTCCTTTAGGGAATTTAGTAAACAGATCTTTATGCCGGGGTTGTTTCACAGCTTTGCTTTCCCAGAATAAGGGTGGAAAAAGCTTTACTTTAGGGGAGATGGCCTTAAAAGGGGTTTTTAATGGAAATAATATTGCTTTCTTCCAAGCAGGGGATATGTCTGAAGCTCAGCAGATGCGTAGGCAGGGAATAAGATTGGTTGGAAAAAGCGATCTCCCGGAATATTGTGGAAGATTGTTTATTCCTGTTTTGGATTGTGCCTATAACCAGAACGGAGAATGTGATTTGGCTGATTGCGAAAGTGATGAATCTCCTTTTGAGAACTACACAGTAGGTCAATTAAGAGAAGAAGCAGAAATTAACAATATAAAAACAGAAGAATTGAAAGAAATAGTAGAGGACTATCCCCATCATAAACCTTGTTCTAACTGTATCCGGGGTTTTGATTCTAAGAAGTATAAAAACTTTAAAGGTACCCTTTGGTATAAAATCAGGGATGCAGTGGAGCCTTTAACATGGAAGGAGGTATATCATGCGGTTAAAAAAAGGTATGTAGTTAAGCTTAAAAGATTGAGAATGTTTACTTATGGAAATGAAACTTTAGATGTTTCCACAATGAAACAAGATTTACTTCTCTTGGATAAAGAAGGATTTAAAGTAGATATTGTAATTGTGGACTACATGGACATCATGGCAGCAGATGCAGATACAAAACATCTTTCCATAAGGGACCAAGAGCATAAGAAATACCAAAGATTGAGAGCTCTAAGCACCGACCGGAATATTTTAGTTCTTGGGGCTACACAAGCAGATGCCCAATCTTTTAATAAGAGAGTTTTGGATAAGACAAATTTCAGTGAAGATAAACGTAAATTGGATCATTTAACGGATTTATTTGGTTTAAATATGACCAAAGAAGAAAAAGTTAAAGGGATCATGAGATGGAACAGTATTGTAAGCAGGGAAAGTGAAGGGGCAAAATTGGTGCATGTAGCACATAGACTCCAGATAGGAAAACCTTCCTTATTTTCTTTTTATTAATTTTTCTTAAAGGAGAAAATAAATGGATGAATTGATTTTAGATGTAATGGTTAATTGGGTGTTTGAGAAGAAAAAAAGCAAACTTAATTACAATAGGTTAGTAGGTGGTGTATAAAGTTTTATACTTTTTATAAAAAGACTTGACTTTAAAGTAAAAAAGCTATAATAAGGATGTTAGTTGTTTTTAACTAAATGTAATTGTTCATTAATTTATTAAGAAAGGAGTAAAACATGGCAAAAGTGACAAGGGCAGATCTAATCAAGACTGCTAATGATTTGTGTGAAAAACTGGAATTGGAAGACTCGAAGGGGGGTCCGGCAATTCCCACAACAAAGACAACAAAAACCAGTACAATCCAGAGTGGCATTATTGAAGCTGCTGGATATATTGAAGAGGAAGATTTACAGGATCTGGAAGTAGAAACAAAAGATACCCTGAAATCCCTTGAATGTATGCCCAGTTTCGGTAAGGAAGAACCTGAAGATGAGCCCCTGGAAGAATCAGAAGAAGATGCTGATGAACCCGAAGATGAAGAAGATGATTCTGAAGAAGAACAGGATGAGGAGGATGAACCCGAAGAGGAACCAGAACCGGAAGAAGAAGTAGAACCACCTTCCCTTTTGGATGTTTTGAAATCCACAAAGAAACTTGCAGATTTAAAAGAGTTAGTTGAAAAAGAAGATACTTTTAAAACTTTAAGAAAAGGATTATCCAAGTTTAAAGGATTGCAGGGACCTCGGCAGTTGAAACCAAAAATGGTTGCACTATTGAAAAAACAAAGGAAGGCTGAAGAACCAAAACAGGAAGAAGTAAAATCAGAAAAGAAAAAAGCTCCGGAAAAGAAAGCAGCTGCCTGGTTAACCCGATATCAGGCTGTTTTTAATTTCATAAAAGAAAAGAAAGTTTTCACCATGAAAGAAGCAATCATGGGGTCAGATGCCCTCTTTGTTGCAGCAGGGGGTAACAGCAATACAAAAGCAACCAATGTTGTAAGATATATTATGCAGGGGTTAGTTGCTTTTAAGGTACTTTCCTTAAAAGATGGGACTTATACTTTAAACGCTAAGTATAATAAATAATCATTAGATGATTATCCGTAGAAAAAAGAAAGCAGAAAAGATATCTAAGGGTTTTGTCTTTTCTGCTTTTTCACCTTTAAGGTTAATAGGAAAGCCCATTATTATTGGTTTTCAGAGTGATCAGTTGAAGGTAGTTGAAATCAACAGGAATATTGCCAATAAGCTGATCCTTGAAAATCACTACTCAAAGAAGTTCTATAATGCATCTTATATACATTTAGGGTGCTACATCAAAGAAGAACTGGTAGGGGTACTCCAGTTTGGATATGCCATGAACCCAAACAGTATGGGAAGTGTTGTAAAAGGCACAGAATTAAATGAGTATTTAGAATTAAACAGAATGTGGTTTAAGGGTGGGGTGTTTAAAAACATCAAAAGCATGGCAATCAGTTACTCTTTTAAGTATATTAAATATAAGTATCCTGATATTAAGTGGATTCAGTCTTTTGCAGATGAGAGGTGTTTTAAGTTTGGTATTGTCTATCAGGCCAGTAACTTTACTTATCACGGAGAACATACAGCAATCTTCTGGGAATTTGATGGTGTTTATTATCACAACAGTTTAATGACCAGAAATCCAAACCTGAGTAAAAGTGCAAAATACATTCAGGATAACAGGGAAAAGGCTGTTAAATATACATTAAGGCAATTCAGGTACTTATATTTTCTCAAACCCAAAGAAAGAAAAAACTGCCTAATACCCCAGCAAAAATACCCAAAACATTATAAGGAATAAAAATGGAAATAAATAGGAAAGAGCTGTTACGGGCTTTAAATATTGTAAAGCCCGGGATCGCTACAAATGAAGATATTGAACAGACTACAAGTTTTGCTTTTATGAAGGAGAGGATTGTTTCTTATAACGACAGTATAAGTATCAATGTTCCTTTTGCTTCAGGGATTGAGGGGGCTGTTTCTGCAAAAGAATTGTTTGCCCTTCTGTCCAAAATAAAAGAAGAAACTCTAACTTTTACAACAACTAAGAAGGAAATCCTTCTTGGAATTGGAAAAAAGGCAAAAGCTGGATTAGCTTTCTCACAGAAGATAAAACTTCCGCTGAATAAGATTGATAAAAACCAAAAGTGGATACCGGTGCCAAAAAGACTCATAAAAGCTTTAGACTTCTGTACTTTCAGTGTTTCAAAAGATCACAGCAAGCCCTTACTGGCCTGTATCCATGTTAAAGGAGATAAAGTAGAAAGCACTGATAATTTCAGGATCAGTCAATATATTCTGGATGAAAAGTGTCCTGAGTTTATCCTTCCTGGGGATGCTGTTAAACATTTGAAAAAGTTACCCGTAGTAAAATATTGTGTCGGTAAGTCGTGGGTTCATTTCCTGACCTCTGATGATGCTGTATTTTCTTGCAGAATATTCAATCAGGTTTACCCGGATACTTCAAGGGTAACCTCTATTTCTGGAAAAAAGATGCGTTTTCCTGAAGAAATAAAAGAGGGAGTTGAAAAAGCTGTTATCTTTTGTGAAAAAGAAGACGGAGCAAATAACTTAATGGTTGATATTACTTTAGATAAAAACTCCCTTACAATTACAGGAAAAGGAAAAGTTGGCTGGTTTAAGGAAACAACCAAAGCAAGATATGTAGGGGAAAGAATCTCCTTCAGGATTAATAGTAAATTCCTTCTGGATATTTTGGAAAAAACAAGAATATGCAATATTGATTACAAAGCAAAAAAGATAAGTTTTAAAACATCTGAATGGATACATTTATTTTTACTTTTGGTTGAATAGGAAAAATATGGAAGGTTTTTTTGATACTAAAGAAATACAATCAGATCATTTTAAAAAAGGAAAGCATCTGTCTTGTGTCTCCTGTGGGCTGTATAAGCACGTTCTTTCTCCAAAGATAAAACCCTATGGGGATTTTAAAAAGAAAGTAATGGTAATAGAAGAAGCCCCCGGAAAGAATGAAGATAGAAGGGGCAAACCTTGGCAGGGCAAGATGGGGAATAAATTGAAAAGGAAGCTCCGGCATCTGGGTTTTGATTTATTTAAAGATGCTGTTTCTTTAAACAGCTGCCAATGTCGTCCTCCAAAAAATGCAACACCAGATACCCACCAGATAGATTGTTGCAGAACAAAAGTTCAACAGGCGATTCATGAGTATAAGCCTAAAGTTATTATTCTTTTAGGAAATTGTGCTATTGAATCTGTTATTGGCAAATACTGGTTAAAAGACTTAGGTGGAATTACTAAGTGGAGGGGTTGGACAATCCCGGATCAGAATTATAAAGCTTGGATTGTTCCAACATATCATCCCAGTTTTATTGATCGTCAAAAGGAACCGGAGATTGTAAATCTATTATGGAAACAAGATCTTCAAAAAGCAATTGACTGCATTGAAAAACCTATGCCTGTAATGCCTGTATTTGAAGATAGAATCGTTTACTGTTATTCTGATAGGGAACATATCAAAGCAATGCAGGAAGTCGCTAAATCAAAGTATTTTGCTTTTGATTATGAAACTACAGGACTAAGACCATATCGAAAAGGGCATAAGATAGTATGTACCAGTGCAGCTATTAAGGATAAAAGTTTCGTTTGGGAAAATACTCCAGAAAGAAACAAGACCTTTTCCAGAATCTTAAGGGATATGCGAATTAAGAAAAGTTCCCATAATGTTTTCTTTGAAGATATGTGGAGTTCTCATTTCATATCAAAAGTAAATGGCTGGGATTGGTGCAGTCAAAACACAGCTCACATTTTGGATAACAGACACGGGATAACAGGATTAAAATTCCAAACTTATATTCATTTTGGTATTGCAGATTATGACGGAGATGTTTCTTATTATTTAAAATCAGTAGATCAAAAGAAACACGGGGCAAATAGTTTCAACAGGATAGAACATTTTATTCAGAAGTTTGGGATTAAAAAACTCTTGACCTATTGTGGATTGGATTCCTTATTTGGATATAAATTGACAATGATACAAAAGGAGATGATTGAAAATGATTCCAACAACTAAAGATGCTCATAGATTGATTCATGAAGGGACCCTTGCCTTAAGCAATGCCACTAAATATGGCATGAGGGTTGATGTAGATTATTGTAAGAAAACGGATGCAGAATTGAAAAATCGCCTTTTTGATCTGGAAGATGGGGTAAAGAAGTCAAAATTGGGTAAAACATGGAAAAAGGCTTTTCCAAAAATCAATATAAGAAGTGATCAACAATTGTCTTTTCTCCTTTTTAAGATATTAAAACTTCCAGTAATTGATTATACCGATAAAGGAAATCCCAGTGTAAATGCTACAACCCTAAATATTCTCTCTAAAAAGATTCCAGATATAGAATTGATCAATAAATATAAAAAGATATATATTGTACACAATACATTTATTAAGAGCTTTTTAAGGGAACAGGTAGACGGGTATCTCCATCCTTTCTTTAACCTGAATAATATCAAAACATTCCGGTCCAGTTCGGGGAACCCTAACTTTCAGCAGTTTCCTAAAAGGGACAAAGAGCAGAGAACATTGGTAAGACAGGCAATTCGACCCAGAAAAGGACATCAATTGATTGAAGTTGATTATAGTGGAATTGAAGTTCGGGTTGCTTGCTGTGTAACAAAAGATAAGAAATTGATATATGATACCATCCATGGGGATATGCATAGGGATATGGCAATCGAAATCTTTATGCTGGATAAATTTGAGAAAAAGAAGTTTGAGAAAGAATTAAGGTTTGCAGCTAAAAGTGGTTTTGTTTTTGCTCAATTCTATGGGGATTATTATGGTAATAATGTTCCCTCCCTGTTAAGGCTTGCTGAATTACCCCTTGAAGGACGGTTTAAGAAAACAAACAGTAAAGAACTATTAACGGGGATTCATTTAGGAGAGAATTTAATCAATAAGGGAGTTAAAGATGTAGATCAATTTTCAGACCATGTAAAAAACATTGAACATCTTTTCTGGAATAAACGGTATAAAGCATATGGAAAATGGAGAAAGGATCAGGTTGCCCGGTTTAAGAAGAAAGGATATCTTAAAATGGTAACTGGTTTTACATGCAAGGGCAATATGTCAAAAAATGAAATCACAAATGCCCCAATGCAGGGACCGGCTTTTCATTGCCTGTTAAAGTCATTTATTCAACAAGATAAGGATCAAAGAAGAAATAAGTGGAATACAAAGGCAATTGGACAGATCCACGATGCAATTGTTTTAGATGTTGATCCAAATGAGAAAGATTATATCTTAGAACACCTAAATAATACAATGACAAAAAGGCTGCCTGAACAATGGGATTGGATAATAACTCCATTAGAAGTTGAAGCAGATATATTTCCAGTGGATGCAACTTGGGCAGATGAAGCAGAATCTTTAGTTTTATAGGAGAATAGACGATTGTGTTTAAAAAGAAAACAACATTTAGAAAATTAAAGTCAATAAATGAAATCATGAAAAAGTTTCCGGATTTTCGTTTAGAAAGAGATTATGTCAGTTCTTCTGGTGGTTGTTTTTTTATCCCATATTATCAATGTACAAAAGATGAATATTGGGTTGGTTTAATAAGAGATAACCATCGAATTGAACTTGTAGGAAGGCAACCAAATAGGAAAATATATAGAACATGCGGAAACATTGCAAGATTGCCAACATCTCATTTAATGAGAAGAAAAGCCCATACAATGGCCTTGGTATTTAAACATACAGTTGGTAAGTTAGCATATAAAAAGGAGATAAAATGGAATTATATAGAAAGTACAGACCACAAACTTTTAGAGAGTTTACTGGAAATAGGGATACCATAAGCAGTATCAGGACCAAACTGGACCAGAATAAAATACCCCATGCTTTGCTTTTGACCGGGGCAAGTGGAACTGGGAAAACAACCCTTGGAAGAATTATTGCAGAAAAGATTGGAGCAACCGGATTGGATTATCATGAAGTTGATAGTGCAGACTTCCGGGGGATTGATACTGTAAGAAAAATAAGAAGGCAAATGCAGTATGCTCCAAGTGAAAGTAAAAATGTAGTTTGGCTTTTAGATGAGTGTGCATTACTTGGCTCTGGGGGAGCCAGTGTAAAGAATCTTTCCCAAAGTGCGTTATTAAAAGCACTCGAAGACCCACCGGATCACTGCTATTTCATCTTATGTACAACAGACCCACAAATGCTGATGAAGACAATCAAATCCAGATGTACTCATTATGAGATGGAGACACTAACAGACAGACAGATTCAAATGGTCTTAACCCGGATAATTAAAAAAGAAAAGGTAAAGATCCCAAAAGAGATTGTTACCAGTATTGCAAAAGCAAGTAAAGGCAAACCCAGAAAAGCCCTGACTATTCTTGAGAAGGTAATACATCTTCCTGTGGATAAGATGCAGATACAAATTCAGAATGAAAATGAACAAGAATCCAGTGCTTTTAAATTAGCCCAGTTGCTGTTTAAAGGCAGTTCATGGAAAGCAGCTATTCCGATATTAAAAGGGCTTAAAAATGAAAATCCTGAAACAATAAGAAGGGTAATTAACAGTTATATGATAACTGTTATATCCAAAGGTTCCAATGAAAAGGCAGGGGATATTTTATTCTATTTTAAAGAGCCTTTTTATGATGATGGAATGACGAGACTCTGGTTTATATGTCACCAGTATCTAAATGGATTTGAACTATAAAAAATAGTTCTTGACATCCTTTTATAACTTCTATAATATGATTTATAAATAGTATTTTTAATTTATATATAAAGGGGAAAAGATGAGTGTTTTAAACTATGAAGAAGATATGAAGATTGATGAAACTGCTTTAGATGTAGAATGGTTAGAGCAGTCTTCTTTGGCTAATAAATACAATCAAGAATTTGCTAAAATCAGCAAAGATGTTGCTTTAGCAGAAGAGGAGGTTAAAACAGTAAGATCCGATCTGATCAAGGAAGCCCACGCAAACCCAAAGGAAACATGTGGAGTAGCAAAGGCTACAGCACAACAGGTTGAAGCATATTATCGGACACATCCAGATTATAAGGATGTAGTTGCTGAACTCATTGATCTTCAGTATGAAAAAACAATGGTGGAATTGGCAAAGAATGAAATCAATTTTACCAGAAAAACAGCATTGGAGGAGCTTGGGGCGTTGCTGGCACAGCAGTATTTTTCAGGTCCAAGATCTCCCCGAAATTTAACAAAAGAAGCAAACAAAAGAAGACAGGAAAGGGGGGAAAGGGTAGCTAAAAAGATTGGTAAAGGCATGAGAAGAAAGAAAAGACAAATTAAAAAATAAGGAGAAAAGATGGCAAGAAAGATTAAAAAAACTAAAAGAAGAAGGATGGGTTCTGGGGTTCGCAGGGCAGCACTGGCTGCAAAATCGGGGGTTATCTATTTGAACCTCCCCAAAGGGGTAAAGCTCTTTAAAGAAGAAGAAGATACAAGATATCTTCTTGATGTTGTTCCTTATGTAGTCAAAGACCCCAATACACATCCAGACAGTCAATTTATTGAAGATGATATCTGGTACAGGTACCCATATAAATTGCACAAAAACATTGGACCAGATCGGAAAGATGTTGTCTGCCCGAGATCCATAGGCAAAACCTGTAAGATTTGCAATGATCGTCAAAAACTGTATGAAGATCCTGAAGGGGATGAAGAGATTGCAAAACTCTTAAAACCAAAGGACAGAACCCTTTACGTTGTTATTCCCAGAAAGAATCGGAAATATCCAGAGAAACCACATATATTTGATATCAGTTATTACAATTTTGGTAAACGGCTGGATAAAGAATTGGATTATGAGGAAGAATATGAAACCTTCGCAGAATTGGAAGGAGGATATACCTTAAAAGCCCGTTTCGTCAAAGCCCAGTTCGGCAAATTTACTTTTGCTCAATGTGATCGGATTGATTTTAAACCAAGGGATGATTTTGAAGATGATATTCCAGATGAAATGCCTGTTTTGGAAGATTGTTTAATCATTTTGTCTGAAGAAGAGATTGATTCCATTTACAGTGGTATTGATGATGTTTCAGATTATAAAGATCCCGATGATGAGGATGATGAGGATACTTTTGATGAGGATGATGAGGATGACGATGCGGAAGAAGTTGATGCTGACGATGATGAGGAAGGGGTTGAAATAACTGAAGCCGATATCAAAGCCATTGATGAGGTTATTCAAGACGAGCTGAATAAACAAGTTAATGTTATGAAGAAAAAGGAATTGATTGATCTCATCAAATCAGAAGAGTTGGATGTTGACTTGAGGAAACATAAAAGGGTTGCAGACCTCAGAAAAGCTGTAATCATTGCCGTAGGACTCGGGGAAGAAGAAGACGATAACCAATGTCCTCATAAATATGTCTTTGGAAAAGACAATGGGGAATACCATGAGTGCAGTGATTGTGATGTATACGATGACTGTCTGGATGCCTTAGAATAATCATGAATTAAAAAAGGAGGCTTTTACAGCCTCCCTTAAGGAGGAATTTTGGCTTTTGGATTTGATGAAAAAGTGAAAAAAACATTGATAGGTGCTTATGTTCCTTTCTCCGTTCGTGATCGGTTTAAATTATATGCCCTGTCAAAAGGTACTTATTCCGGTTCTTTGTTTATAAGTATAGTTATGGATTACTTGAAAGATAAACCCACTGAAGAAGAATTGATCCATATTTTAGCTAAACAAAGATATGCCGAATGGGATAAAGCAGTTATTGAAAGATCAGGAAAGGTTAAATGGAGAACCTCAAACCAGATATCCAGACGCTTTGAAGATTTTCTTAATGAGACAAAAGATGAATTGAAAAAAAGAAGATCCCGACAAGACGTAATAAATGCAATTATTAGGGAAATTGAGCAACTGGAGATAAACAGGGGGGTTTTTAATGATAAGGAATAAAATATCAAAACAAATTAAACGTAGACTTGTTAAAAAGAAAAAAGAAAAAACAACCGGTCTGTGGACTCCACCAAAAGGAACAGATAAGTTTCTGTTGAGTACAGGAAGTACCCTTGTAGATTTAGCCATTACCGGCAGAAGGTTTACAGGGGGAGGAATCCCCATGGGTATCTTTGTAGAGATATTCGGTGCGAGTGCAAGGGGAAAAACTGTTATGTTATTAGAAATGGCAGGGAATGTACAAAGGATGGGTGGGGATTATCTCTTCTTAGATCCAGAAGCAAGAGTTAATCCTTCCTTTGCTTCTATCTTTGGTTTTAATATCAGTGATGATAAGTATAAGAAACCCAGTATAGTGGAAGATGCTTTTACCTTAATAAAGAAATGGAAACCAGAAGGAAAAGGACCCCATGTTGTTTTCATCGACAGCATTGCTGCCCTTGTTGCAAAAGAAGAAGATGAAGATAAAGGAGATGAATACAGCGGAGCAAGAAGGGCAAGGGATTTTTCTCAACAACTTAGGCAAATAACCAGAATAATAAATCAAAGGGATCTTTTAGTTATTTGCACAAATCAGGTCAGGCAGAATCTTGGGGCTGGTCCTTATGGCAAAAAAACAAAAGCTACAGGGGGGGAAGCTCCTAAATTCTATTCTTCTTTACGGTTGGAATTAAAAGCCCCTTCAAGTGAAGGAGTAGTTAAAGAAAAGAAGAAGATTAAAGGGGTTTTGCATACCCGGAATATTGGGGTTCAAACAGATATTTTCATCGAAAAATCAACCATCGCAACTCCATATCAAACCGGATTAATGCGGATTCTTTTTGATTATGGTGTAGATGATATTGTTCCCAATTTGAGATTCTTAAAAAAGAATACCGGCAGTTCCCAATTTGTTTTAGGAGGAGAGAATATAGGAAATACCCTAAATGCTGCTGTTTCTTATATAGAAGAAAACAGTCTGGAAGGAGATTTAAAAGAAGAAGTTACAAATCTTTGGCTCACTATTCAAGAACAATTAACCCCAAACCGTAAAAGGAAAATAAGATAATGAAAAGGAGGATGACAAAAAAGAAAAATACAATAATGTCTCATTTTCCAGGGGAGTATCTGCAAAGAAAGATTCAAACAGATACTCCTCTTATATCTGGAACATATCTTTGTTTTATAAAACCAGATCCTCCGGAAGCATGGAATCATTTTCCTATTTGTCGAATGGGATTAATTGATTTTAAAGAGGATCAATGGCAAGAATCTAAAATAATCTTGGGATGGATTGGTCCCTTGCCTGTTCTTTCTTTAGATGAATTAGAAGACTTTTCTCCAAGGGATTCTGGGTTTATCTTTTATTTTATTGGGTATATGGATGATTCGGAGTTGTTTATTTTTGAAAAAGGTCCCTTTTATCAAAGTATTGATGCCAAGTTTCAGGAAGGGGAAGCTGGTCAGTTTATTTATCAGGTAAACTCAAGAACAGCAAAATCAGTTCCTATTTCTGAATGGAAAGATGGAAATTGGTATCCTGTAAACGAGGAAAGAACATATACTGTGTGTACTTTAAAGGAGATGATAAATAGAGAATACAAAGAACAAAGTTTAGGTTCTGCCCTTAAAACAGAATCAAAAAAGGGATATTACATTTTTGAAATTAATAAGGAATCAATTACACCAATTCATCAGTGGAATAGTGGTTGGGCTGCATTATCCGGCAATAAAACCAGAAAAATCAAGGAAAGGATAGGTGTTGTATGTTAAGGGCCATCCAGTTAAAGCAAAAAGACATTGAAAGAATAAGAAGAAAGATTTTGAAAAAGCAAAAAGGTAAATGTGCTATCTGCGGTCAGGTTCCCAGAACACCATGCCTCGATCACCACCATGTAAAACGTATTAAAGGGACTGGGAAAGTAAGAGGAGTTTTGTGTAATGCCTGTAATGTATTCATTGCCAAATCAGAAAACAATGCTGTCCGGTATGGAGTAAGTCAAGAACAGTTACCGGAAAGATTAAGGCAGTTTGCTGATTACCTTGAAATGAAACAATACCCTTTTATGCATCCAGATGAAGCTCCTCCAATACCTTTATTGATGAAATCCAGTTATAATCAATTGGTGAAGCAATTAAAAGCTCAGGGGTATACTAAAAAGATTCCTGATTTTCCTAAGTCCGGTAAGATGATAAAACCCCTCCAACAGCTATATGATAAGATCAATCTTCAACCAAAATATTATAAGAGGTAAATATGATTGAAAAGATTCAAATAGAAAACTTCCAAAAACATAAAAACATAGAGATTAAATTAGATCCCGGGGTTAATGTCATTGTTGGGAGTTCTGATACTGGTAAATCCAGTATCGTACGGGCTTTGAAATGGTTATTTCAAAATAGACCACAAGGAGATGGTTTTAGAACCCATGGGATTAAACCAAAAGATGAAACCAGAGTATGTGCTGTATTTGAAGATGGTCAGACCCTTTCCCGGGATAGGTCTAATAAGGTTAATCAATACACCTTAAATGCAGATACTAAATTAAAAGCCCTAAGATCAGATGTTCCTCAAGATGTTAAAGACATTGCAAAGATGAAAAGTTTCAATCTGCAAAGCCAGCATCCAGAAGATCAGTATTTCTTATTAACAGATTCTCCGGGGAATGTGGCAAAGAAGTTTAATAAAGTTACAAATTTAGAAGTTATGGATAGAGCTCTTTCCAATATAAAATCAAAAGTAACAGCAGCAACTCAAAAAGATAAGTTCTATGATGAAGAGATAAAAAACAAAAAAGAAGAATTGAAAGAATTGAAATGGGTACCCGAAGCAAAAAGGGAAGCCCTGCAAATCAAAGAACTCAAAGATACAATAGAAGATACACAAGAAGATTTATCTGCCCTTTATCGGTTATTAGAATCCATTACAGGTATTGAGGATAAATTAAAAAGTTACAAAAATGTAACTTTTGCTTTAGAGGCATTAAAACAGTTAAAAATTGATGAAAAGGTTTTGGAAGATAAAAAGAAGCACTTAAATACCTTAAAGAATACCTGTAAGGTGATCTATAAGGGACAAACAGACCTTCTGACATATAAAGGCATTCCTAAAGCAATAAAAGCCTTAAATAGGCTAAAAAAGCAAGATAAGCTTATTTCTGATAAAAATACAGAAAGAATTAAACTGATACAAAAAACAGAACAATATATAGATTTAAAATCAAAAACCAAAAAACATATATCCGAATTAAATAAAATGGAAAAGGAGTTTGGGGATTACTTAAAAGATAAAGGATGTCCTTTATGTGGGAGGAAAATGTAAACATGAAATTTATATGCTGTGCCGATTTGCATTTTACAGATAAAACACCACCAAATAGAGTGGACAACTATTTTGAAACACAATGCCAGAAGCTCCATTTTATTTTACATCATACAGAAATAAACAATGCTGCCCTTTTAGTTGCAGGAGATATATTTGATTCAGCTAAAGCTCCTTATAAAGTTACTAAAAGGATAATGAATATCATTCAAAAATATAATGTACCTATTTATATTACATTTGGACAGCATGATTTAAATTATCACAAAAAAGGATTGGAAAATACTCCATTGGGAACGCTTTCTACATTAGAAAATATTACTATTCTACAAAACGATAAAACTGTCAATGTGGGTGGTATTACAATAATAGGGGCTGGATGGAATGAAGAGCCAGAAATAGAAGCAGATATTCTTATTACACATCAAATGATAACACATAAGGGTCCTTTGTTTCCCGGGCAAAAAGACTATTCTACTGCAAGACGAACCCTCAAAAAGTATCCATGGGCAAAAGTTATTGTTTCGGGAGATAACCACGAAGCTTTTGTTCTAAGAATGAAAAAGCAAAAACTGATAAACTGCGGATCAATGATGAGAAAAAGAAAAGATCAAATGTGGTACTTTCCATGCATTTGGCTTTTGGATACTGATAATTGGTTAATAGAAGAGATTGAAATAGATATACAGGCTTCTTCTGATGTCTTTGATCTGGAAAAGATTGAAAGGGAAGAGATTCAAGAAGATATGCAAAAGCAAGCAAAAGAAAATATAAACGATCTTATAGACTCTTTAGATATGAAAGAAAAGACCAAACCTAAATTTGAAACGATGCTTGCCCGAGTCATCAAAAAAACAAAACCAAATAAAAATGTTGTAAATATTATTAATGATTTAATGGAGGAAGTTGGTGTATGAATTTAGAAAGAATTAAGCAAAAGATTGATCGGAGTAAATCTGAAAAGGACAGATTGGAAGGAAGATTGGAAGGATATCTGCAAGAACTGAAAGATATGGGCTTTGAAAATATTGATCAGGCTGAAAAAGCAATAGTTAAAATTGAAGAGGAGCTTATAGACCTAAAGACAGAATTTGAAGATTCCTTTTCCGATTTTAAAACAACATATCAGGATTTAATATAATGATTTCCATTGAACAATACATTGGTATTTTAAATGAAAAAGAGGCCAACCGGAAATACATTAAAAAAGAATTGTTAAAGCATAATAAACACAAGAAAACAAATCTTAAATATTTAAAAGATCTGAAAGAAGCAAGGAGTATAATTCAGGTTGCAGCACAGGCCACACAGCAATTCTTAAAAGATCGAATTTCTACAATTGTTTCTAATGCCCTTAAAGCTGTATTTGAAGATCCCTATACATTTAAAATAGAATTTGTTAAACGTAGGAATAGCATGGAATGTGATCTTCTTTTTGAAAAGAAGGGACAAAGCATGGGTCCTTTAGATTCTTGTGGGTATGGGGCTGCGGATGTTGCCAGTTTAGCTTTAAGGATTGCATATTGGAAGCTGGATGGGGATTGTCGTAACCTGTTAGTATTAGATGAACCAACAAGGAATTTAAGCAGGGATAAACAACCCTTAGCTGGGCAAATCATTAAGCATCTTTCTGAATCTTTTAATTTACAATTCTTAATTGTAACACACAATAAAGCACTCATTGATTCAGCAGATAAAGTATTTGATATCTCTAAACTAAAATAAGGATACAGATGATAAAAACAAACAACTCATTGTCAAAAATAGAAACAGTTGAACAAGCTCAATTCCTATTATTTGTAAAAGGAATAAAATCACAACGGGGAATCCCAAATATATTTTATGCTTGTGGAAATATAACTTCTTTAAATTCAGATCCAGCTATTTGCAAATATTTTCCGGAAACAGGCGTTAAAAACAGAAGCTGCCCTGTTTGTGAAAATTACTCTGCTCTTCTTACCAAGTTTAAAAAATGTACATGCGGAGCAACATATATAGGAAAACGGGTTCAGTCAAGTGTCTCTTGTGCTAGATGTGCCAATTATAATTCTCCAAAAAAAGCAAAAATAATCAAAATAAAAAAGTCCAAATATACAGCAGGAGACCAAACAGACCCCGAAAGATGGGATTGTACTGAAAGGGAGCACTGCATGGATAACTATAAAGACCCAAGAAATAGGAGTATACCTTGTAAAGGTTGTTTATTTTATAAATCAGCAATGGAGGATTTAAAATGACTAAAGAAAAACTTGAAGTTTTAATTAAGTTAAAGGAACGATTAAAAGGTAAATGCTCAGACACTATGTGCCCAGAAAAATTACTTATTGATAAGCGTGCTACTTGGACTTGTAGAGATTGCAATCGTTATTTTTCATGGTCATTTGACACACCTTACGATCTAAACATATCTATCTATCCTTGCCCGTGCTACTACAGTTCTTGTGCCATTGAGGCACTTGATGAGGTTATTCA